TTTCTGCATTCAATGCATCAGCAAGTTCAATCTCATCTTCAGTCATTTTTAGTTTTCTGATTTGGTATTTCAAATCATATTCTAACATATCACTGATTCGTTGTTGATCGCCAATCATACCAGCGTACAACGTTCTGATTTTTTGTAATTCTTCAGTAAATTTCTGATAACGAAGTGCATCAGCCAATCGATCACGTTCGGCTTGTGCTGCTTTCAATGCTTGTAATACAACAGGTGATTGGGCTGCATAAATCTGATCGATTGCAACCTTTTGTTGTCTTAGTAATTCTAATTTCTTATCGAATTGTGCAACTTGCATTGCATCTTGTGTTAACGATTTCTCTAATGTTAACTTATCAATCTCTTGTTGGATTGCACGTTGTTTACTTAACTTTTCATCTAATAGGTCATTGGTGACACGTGTGATTTCAGCCTCGTTCTCACCCATAGTAACAGTTTGTGCCTGTATACCATATTGACGTTTTAGTTTATCTAATGCTTGTTCGTAATCAGAATTTTGCTCTTTTAATTGTTGTCCGAATCTTGCAAGTTCTTGTGCGTTACGGTCAATAACTTCTCTGCGATCTGCTTCCAATTGATTGGCTTTGGCTAATGCATCTGCTCTAGCCTTGAGTCTTGCCATTTCATTATCATGCTCTGCTTTTGCTCTTGCAGCAACGCTTGGCGGAGGACCCATACCAAGCATATCGTTAAGTTTGTTGATACCTTTTGCAACTAATGGTAATTTTTCTGTGACAAAGTTTTCTAAACTTAATGCCCAACTATCAATAATATCTACAAATGTTGCACCTCTAGCAAGTTGTTGAACTGCATCAATCAATAGATATATACCGGCTGTTACTCTAGTAATTGGACCTAATATTCTAAATACTGCGCCAGCAAAGGCTGCTAAAGCAGCACCGGCATAACTCATTCTAGTAGACAAGTCTACAAATAATTTACCTAGGCTAGCAACTCTACCACCCAATTCAGCGAAACGAGGTGTCTGTCTCCACCATTGACTTATAGATTCAATAGCCTTACTAGATGTTAAACTTAAACTTGCAAATGCTGTGCCCATAGCAATAACAGCGGCGCCTGCGGCAGCAACATATTTTGCTATTTCTCCGGCTACGACTTTTAATACATTTAACGTTACGCTTACTGCTTTTGTGATTGCATATAAACTTGCCAATGCAACGCCAAGTTTTACAACTATATCGACCGTTGCATTAATTTTTTCTTGATCCAAACTATTGATGAATTCAACCATTGGCTGAATTGCTTTAAGGATAGCCAATTGTAAACGTTGGAAAGTAATGTCAAGTTTGTTCTGCATATCAGCAGTTTGCTTAATAGCATCTGCATATGCTTTGGCAGAACGTGTAGCACCATCTAATTGATCTGCAACACCACTAACGTTAACGCCTCTAAATGCTTTACCTAATAGATCCGTAGTTAATGTTGCACGTTTACTAAAATCTTCAACTCTTGATAGACCTTGTATGGTCTTAGCAAGAATATCTTGTTCGCTTAATGTACGTAAGTCTTGTAATGTTACACCAACTTCATTAAATGATGATTGTGCTTTTAGACTACCATCTGCTGCTTCGCCAATACTTAATACAAGTTTTTGTATACCGGTACTTGCGGCTTCTGCACTACCACCATTTAATTTAACTGCTTTTTCAAATCCTAAAATGTTTTCAACAGCAATACCTGTGGCATCACTAACGTCTTGTATAGCATCAGCCATACGTATAACATTAGTGACCATAGTACCAATTGCTAGACCTGCAATAGCACTACGTAGTCCATTAAACTTGTCAGTTAATGTACCTATTCTATTGTTTAGTTCGTTTAGGTTTCGTTGCGCTGGGCCTGTATCGACACTAACGGTGTAACTTAAATCTGCCATTTTACTTTGCCCTTAAAATCTGATTGATACGCTTACGTATGAATTGCTCAGTAGGTTTGGTCATACCTTGTGGTGCTTGTTCACTACCACGCGGTCCACGTGGTGTCATATGACGACCTTTATCCAATACTTGTGCATATGGATAATCAGCATTAATCGTATCACCTTGCAATCTAGTTTTACGTTTTGCATTACCAGTACGTATAGGCGTTGTATCTTTAAAAACCTGATATGCTTCTTTAGGCAGGTTATTAAGTTTACTTTGTATTCTTCTGATCGATGATGTCATTGTATTGACTGTTAAAGTAACTGACATTATTTCTTCCTAACCTTGTTTAACATTGCCTGCAATTCGTCTGTGGTATAGTTATCAACTGGTTCCCTACCATTATTCATCGTTTTACTATGATGATAATTCTCAAATGATAATGCTACGTCCATAATATACAAATCAAAGGTGTTACTTCTATTTAATACTTCGCTTGGTAATAAACCATAACGCTTACCAAGTGAATCTATCATCAGTATTGACATCATCTTTTCAGATTTAGGATCAACACTGTCATTTGTTACTTTCCCAGCAGATCAGTCACCTTTGTAATTGCCTTCATCAATACGTGAGTTGGTAGCATCATATCCTTAGACAATATCTCTTTACCTTTGTCATCTAAGATTAGTGTTTTAACTACTTCAATGATATTACCTGTGTCATTACCTTGCATGTTTGCTAACTTCATAAACACATCCATAGGTTGACGATCCCATGTGTGGAACGTGATGGCTTCACCAAATTCCTTGATGGTATCTTCATCATTGATGCTGACTTCAATTAGTTGGGGTTTTGCTGAGAGTGCGGAGAGTTTCATTTGTTTTCCTTTTCAATTGTTATACTGTATTTATTTGTTTTCGTCTAAATCTTCTAATAGTTGATTTAGTAATGCTAGACGAAATGTTTGTTTTGCTTTTAGTTGTTTAATTGTTGCCATCATGTTATCTAACATAGGTATCATCTTGGCTTCATCTGCAATTAAACTACGCAATTTTTCTTCATTGGTCTTTAACCAAATTTGCGATTCGGTCATTTATTCCTCCAGGTCATTTATTGGGAAAGGGAGTATAAAACTCCCTTTCTTTACTACCGATTACACTGTACCGTTAGTCATCGATCCATCGACTGCAAGAGTCATTGGTGATACCCAAACAGGTGCCTCTGGGTTAACAGTTGGTGCAAGACTTGTAATAAAGCCTGTACCTTCTGTGTAGTATGCACCGTTAGCAGTACCATTCCAATAAATCTTGAAACTTAATGGAGTCTTGTTGATGCTTAGACTTGATACACCGAAGTATGCAGCAGTTGTGTTACCAGCGCCGCTGTTACCAAACCAGTTCTCACCGTCAATAACGATGTTAGTGCTGATTTCGTTGTCAGCAGGAGTTGGTAATTTCTGCATGTCTGTGTTGCAGAAGTCGGTATAAGAATAAACACCAGTACTGTTAGTAATAGTGATATCTTGTAAGCAAATAACACTTAATGGTGCGTTTGCTACGTTGGCAACGTCAGTGCTTATTTCTAAGACTGGTTGTGTGCCGGTTTCGTTTACTGTAATTCTTGCCATTTTGGTAATCTCCTTATATTGTTGGCTTAAGTATTAAATTCCATTCGTAATAATCTAAATGTCCAAACGTGCTTTTCGCTTGATGTTGGTCCATATGTACGAACTTGATTAAAATCTCTTTCAAAATAACCATTGAACAATTGTTCGCCATCATCTTTAACTGCTGTTACTAAGTTGCCAATGATTGCATTGATTGCTCTATTGTATGGATCATCTTGATATGAGATGTATGCTATGTTAAAAGTATCATATGCATGATAAATTGACGCACAGTATTGAATACCTAGTTGATGTGGATTTCTTTCATCCAAATGTACATCGCTCACATACACACCATATCTTACGACTTCATTATCACTAGGAAAGTCATCGTAAATCGGTATATTCCATTGTTTAGGAATATCACGTTTGAGTACGGCAATAATCTCCGACTCATATACATATGGTTCGTTTGGAACGCTGTAATTAACTTGAGGCATTACATATACCTCCTGTCACCATTAAAGTAATCAACGTCTGCTGTCCAATTTTCTTCAAGTTTCGTAGTAGGTCCATTTGGTGCATCTTGGTACAAATCATAAAAGTTCATTAATTGTAATGCTTTAGTCCATTCACGATCACAACGTTCTTTTGCAAAATTGTAGTTCTGCAAATCAACGTCATTCATGTTAGACACATCTGTTACTAGGCTTTCGTAGAAAACCAATATTGCTCCAAACGTATCCAATCGAATAAGTGTTTGATCATTTTTGATGAGCAAACTAGGATTGAATGAACTTACTAACTGACCGTTAGGTAAATTAGCATAATAATAAGCACCAAGTACAGTATCACAATACTTCTGCCACCAACCAAATTCAAGTTTGTAAAGCCATTCCTGTGATGCGACCTTGAAGTAAGGATCCCAATTCACATGTAGGGCTTCTGCTCTGCGTTCAGCCGCCGGATCATAAAATGCTATGTCGTAGACTGTTGCATTACTAATTCTTTGATATGGTACACTCATATTATATTATCCTGGACATTTAGAGAGAGGTTGCCCTCTCTCGTTATATTACTGTTGAAGAATGTTAATAGCACCGCCTCTACGTAGGTCACCAACGCCAGAACCGAAGTATCCAACACCAGTTAACCAAATTTGTAGACCACCAGGAACTTCACCAGTCTTGATGGATAAGCCTTCCTTCATGACTGTGAACAATGCACTGTCACCGAAGTAAGCACCAACAAGAACAGACTCAGAAGTTACGCCAGCCACTGTACGTGTTGCTGTTTGTAGGAATGTTGTGAACATAACCATGCAACCATAAACACTTTCAATACGACCTGTTGCTAGCAATTCGTTACCAAGAGCAGAAAGGTTAGAACCACCTGATTGAGATACTGCTCCACCAGTCAATTCACCTAATAGACGATTTAGCGAAGAACCAGTCTGTACGCTTGCTGTTACTGTTGCAGCGTCACCGTTACTGTCAAGAACGATAACAGGTGCACCAGGCATACGTGCGACTTTGAAGTTCTGCTTAACTAAACGAATAAGTTCTAGTACGCTATTTGCAGTGAATCCAGCGGTTGCACCAGCAGGACTGTCACCGTCGGCAACAAGTTCCATAGCACCTAATTCTAACACACGGCTGAAACCGTCAGCAGGGGTTGCTGTATAGTTAGTGTTGCTTGGAGTTGCCTTGAATGACAAGAATGCGTTTGTTACACGCTGATCAACCTTTTCAGCGAAAGACTCACCCAATTCAGCACCAAGAGTTGCTGCTAATTGGAAAGATGTAGTCCATCCGTAGAAAATATCGAACGCGGTTTGTGCAACTGCAGGGCTTGCAGTGATAGAACCTTGTCCCAATGCTGGGTTTTGAACTACAGCGTTACCAGTACCATAAGTACCACCAGTACCGTTAGCGTTATAATCCTGATATGTGATAGGTGCAAAGTTAGGAACTAAGAATTGATTACCCTGTGTAGGTGTAACAACGTTAGTCATGTTAACTAGACCTGTCGATTCGTGCATAGCACGTAATGCGAAATTACTAATCGCGGTTGTGAAGCCATCTGCTTCGTTATTTGGACCGCCTAATACATATGCCATTTTTTAGTCTCCTTATTGTTGGCAATCAGAGTACTTTACGACTTGTATTGGAAACTGTTGCTGTAACGCCCATAGCCTTGAGACCGATGTTTTTACCTAATCCATTCTTTGCTGCCCATGCGTTAAACGCTGCTGGGTCACGTGAATAGTCAGGCACAGTTTCATCTAGTGCGCCAGTAAAAGATCCCATTCCAGGTCTTAAACCAGAACCAGAATTTAGTTGACTCTGTTTGAGTAGTTTAGGATTACCCTGCGCTACTTCACTTACTAAACCCTGAATAGTTAGTGGATTACCATCGCTGCCATAACGTTCTTGACCTTTTTGATTAATAATGCTGTAAGTTCCATCGTTATTCCACTGAATATTTGATTTCACTTTACTCAATGCATAATCTAATAAGTCTGGGTCAAATCTATCACCCATTGCTCTTTGTATGTCAGAATCTAGTTCCTTTTCACGCAATTTTTGCTCTTTTGTTTGCAAATCTTGTTGAAGTCTTTGAAACTGCTCATGCAAATCATTGGCTGTTATGCGACCCGAAGTTTGCTGCGGTTTGGTTTCTACTACTGGCTGTGCGGAGCCACCGGAAGTATTTTGAGCCCCTACTCTAGCCATGAATGCTAACGCTTCTTCTACGCTTGTGAATTGTGTTCCACTTGCGTTTGAGAGTGCGTTAAGCAAACTCTGAGTTGTGCTTTTACGAATAGCACCTGGGTTAACGTTTTGCTCATTGCTGTCGTCAGTCGCCTGACCCTGCGCAACTCCAGTGGCTGTATCGTTGCCAACGAAATTTGATTTTTGATCCATTTTTAATTGTTCCTTGATTTTACGTAATCATCGAGTTATTAAGTATTTATACTTTGGCTAACATTATTATAATTAGCGTCCAGTATTAATCTGATTAATCATTAGTGGTGGTACTTGACTTGCATAATATGTTTGACCAATATTAGTTACAGGAGTACCTGCTCCACCAAGTATGCTAACGTTGTCGCCATTTGCTGCTACACCATCACCATTATCTTCTGTTTCCATTTCACCATTTTCTTCCTCATCTTCTTCTTCACCAAACATTTCATGTTCAGGAATCATACTAGGAGTTAGATCACGGCTCAATACTTGATCATTATCCGGACACGAAGTTGGATTAT